CTGACATTTTTCTACTTACTAGCGAGTAATTCCAAATTTTGAGACGCTCAGCGATGTGATAAAAATCACACAAAAAAATTTGACCAGACAATTTTTTTTCGGGCGTGTCGCAAATTTCCAGCGTTTTCTGAAATTGGACGTAACGGACAAATCGCCCGCACAATCGTTGCGGGCAGCTGCGCCTTTTGTCAAGGCGACACGCCGTTAGGTGAGTGTGATATATGCCACACAGAAGCCTAGTCCTACGCATAGGGCTAGCAGGGCGGCGGCATGGAGTAAGTGGATCATTTAGCACACCTCTCACATGGTTCTATTGTATAGTCAGACCTATCACCGACATACACAACTTTTCTACCATAACACATTGAACACTTCATTTTAGACCGCCATTTCCAATTCTTCCAATTCTTCATTTTCTAATTCTAGCATTTCTTCTAGAGAGATTTCAACTACATCTAGTTCTTCTTCATCATAGTATTCTTCTATTTGATAACCATGCTGAATACTTTCATACTTATCGTTTCGGGTATCTCTCTCCCATGACATTAGATAACTCATTTATTTATCTCCTTACTTTCTGTTCTTGTAAATCTTATACGCTACCACTGACACGATGAATAAGCCAATGCCTAGCCATGATGCGTAGAAATCGAATTGAGCGGTTTCGAAGGCTATTCCGTCTGAGCCTAGTTCTATTAGTAAGTATCTATCCATTTTATTTATTCCTTATCCGTTTCTCATTATTGCTATTGTCATTGTTACGAAAGCACTTAGGCTAATCGCTAGTAGTATTGTTTCAAACATCTGTTCTATTCCTTTAGTTTAGTAGTTAGTGGGTCTTATTTGCTAGGCTCACCCTTTCGGTTTATTTGCTAGGCTCATACCCTTATTCAATTTTGTTATGTCGTTAGACTATCACCTATGACCGACATTATCAAGGCGACACGCCGTTAGGCGTGTGTGACCTTAGTCACGCTCCACCGCTAAGGTGCGCCATTCATCACGCCCACCATTGACGGGACGGACACGGACGGCGTAGGCGTCGGCATTGTCATACCATACGCTAGGGCGAGGCTGAGCGTCCTCGATGATACCTACTATGGAGCGGCTACGATAAGCCTTACCTACTAGGGCTGATGATATTGAGATGATATTGGCTGACATAATTTATGTCCTTTCTTTAGTTTCTAATAATGGAATACTATCAGGTGCTGCCGACAATTTCAAGACGACACGCCGTCGGAGGCGTGTGATTTGTATCACTTATGGATACAATCACTTTCAATCTCATGACCGAATTCATCTACTAATTCTTCATAGATTTCGTCTAAATAATCAAGAAAATCTGACATTATTTTTTCCTTTCTAATTTCTATCTAATAATATAATACTAGCATGGGGGACTGACATTTTTCAAGTTTAAAATGCGAACAATTCGGACATTGTGATTGACATCACATGAAATTGGTGTGATATACACCACAAATATGGGCGCACTATCCAAAATGTCCGTTTTGCACATTATATGGATCATACATCATAAAAATATATTAACATTTTTCAAAATCTAAAAAGCAGTCAACTAGAATATGCGTTGGTGGTATAATAAAGTTATGCAGCAATACGGGGGGTTATTATAAATTTATTTTTGATAAACTATGACAAATAATTTAAAAACAATATACTTAACTTCTCCAGCTGGTTCTGGAAATACATTTTTACAATCTTTTATAAATGAAAATGCATATGTAAATGTTTATACAAAGTCTCATAATGCTGATGACATATTAGAAAATGAAGATCATATATGTATACTTAGATCTCCAGATAATTGCATATCTTCAGCTGTAGAAAGACATGATATCTCCATTGCATATAAATACATACCAGATGAACAAAAAATAAATATCTCTAATTTAGATGCTGTTAAAAAATTAATTGACGAATACTGTTATAGTCATTTTATGTTTTTAAATAAAATAAAAGATAAAAACGTTTATTTTGTTTTATTTAAAGATGTTGTAGATAATCCAAAATTGGTTTTTGAAAAAATAGTATCTAAATTTAATTTAAATATTAACAAAGATTTACCAAACAGCATGGAAAATGATTTTATATTTGAAGGTATAAAAATTTCTGGACTAGAAGCAAGAAGTCCTAAAGAAAAATCAGATAATAGAAAATTTATAGATGCCTTAGTTAAAGAAAATTTTTTATATCCTGAAATTGAAAAATTGTATACAGAAATATTGAAGTCGACTAAAATAGAATTATAAAACCTATTGACTCTTCAATTTTTTTAATGTTATACTTATGTTTGGTTTGTGGGGGCTTACACTGGAACTCAATATGTACCAGATACTACAACCTCTAATCTCAACATTGTAGCAATTTTTTCAATGGGGGGAAAGGGGGGCTTTCCTAAAATCTAATATCCCCAGATATCAATATATAAAATATATTATATATATAAGAAAAGGCGGGAATAATAATGGTAAAACCCTGGGACCTATTTAATCCAAAACAACCTAAATCAAAAGAAGAGATATATACATATAGGCTGGATATTTGTGATAAATGTCCTGAATTAATACAATTAACACAACAATGCAAGAAATGTGGCTGTATTATGCCTGCTAAGGCTAAATTAGAAAATGCCACATGTCCTTTGGGTAAATGGTGATTATATGGAAATAGCTTTCTTTCTTGGATGTATATCTGGCATTATACTAATGATATTTGCCTTATTACAATCCCTTAATGAAGATAATGATCATTGGAGGAGAAAGGGATAATATGTTTCATGTGAAACAAATGATCTCTTCTACTTCCGCCGCACTTTTTTCGCACTTTTTCACTAAATAAGTATTAATTTTCTACCATATCTTTAAAAAAATGTTCTGCCAAATCTGGACCTTTTAATCCAGACTCTTGATATTGTTTTATAAGTTCTGGAGTAAACTGTGGATTTTGTTTTAATGGAGTCATCCAGTCTAATTCAAAATCTAAAGTTTTATCTCCTATTTGATTGTAATATTCTTGTGTTTTATAATTATAAAACGTTCCTGGATTTTCATCATGCTTAAGTACAAAGTTAGAATAAGCATACCTTATTCCAGACTTTACTTCCCTGACTCCATGAGCATAGTCAGTAAATGCTCCATGAATAACAACGTCTCCCTTTTCTGGCTTATATTCTAGGCAGGGCCCATCAAAATTATCAACCTTTTTAGTTCCGTCAGGATTTAAATTTGGATAAAACACTTCCCCACCTTCAAAATCACCAAGATATGCTACTAAACCATAATCTATAATGCAACATGTTTTAAAAACATCTACTTGAGATAGTAAATGACAAGAGTTTTTTCCAGGCGAGTCTGAATGTGTAAACATTCCATTATCGCCAGGTCTAACTTTTAAAAAGTTTCTACATGGGTGTATCACATATTCTGGGTAAATAATATCACTAATTGTTTCCCATAAATTTATAATCCCAGAAACTGGAGCTGTGGTTTTTTCAGAATACCAATCGATCAATGTATCTTTATAAACGTTAACGACTGCATCTTGTTCCTGCTGCTTTAGTTGATTTTCAAAATCATTTATCATTTCTTCAGGTATAATTTTTTTAAATACAAATACTCCTGTAGGAGTCCCATATTCATCTACAGATTTAGAAAGTACTGTGCAATCAGGTCTATCGTAAAACATTTTTATCCCTCCAAAATAATATTTTATTTAATAAATGTATAACATGGTTTTCTATTTTTCTCTCAAGAGATGTATGCTCTTTTTTATAATTTTCTGTTTGAAAATATGGAGAATGCATTTGTTTTGAAAAATATCTTTTTGGCCCGCTAATCATTATGGGATCTCTCTTAAATCTTGTTCAGGGAAATCTTTAAGAGCCTCTACTATATTAAAGGCCAAAAAATAAGATTTTGCAATAGTAAAATCTGGAGCTGTCATTCTTATTATTTCAGCTACCTTTTCTACTTTTTTATTAGTATCCATATGGTTTTATTATACCACTAAATAGCACAAGGCCCTGAAGAAGGCGGATTCTTCAGGGCTTGCGACAGTATATATTTTACTATTTAAGCAAATCTTTTGCAAGAAGCTCATCGTATACTTCTGACAATAAATAATTTATTGCCATCATTCCTTCTGATAGCTTTAATTCAATTTCTTCTGGAGTCATTCCAGAACTACTGCCGAGGTATCTATTCCCCTCAACAAATTTATCAACCATAAGGTTTAATATAGATTCTTTATCCATTGTTATCTCCTGATTCATTATAGGATGGGGCAGGCCCTAGCAGGTAGCCCTGTTTATGATATTCTACCATTTTTGATACCTGAAGTCTATCTTCTTCTGTTTTTGAAGATAAATTAGCTAATAATGTAAGCAAATCATATATTCTATGTAGCATTATATATGTAACTAGCGGGATATTATCTTCTAAATTTTTTGGTTCTAGATTTTCGCTATTCAACATCTTTTAATTTAATATTATTAATTGCATCGTCAAGAGATAATGAATTTTCTTTACAATTTTTTAAATATTTTAGAAAAACAGATATTGCATTTGCAGCTAAAAAATCGGTATTCATGTGTATACATGGAATACTACGTGCTACTGCTCTAACAATTTCTTGATCTAAATCAACTCTTTGCATCTACATCTCTTTTCATTTTGCTATACATGTCTAAACCTATTATTTTTTTATAATCACAAGAAAGACAATATAAAAATATTTCTTCTTCAATATTTTGATTCGGCATTAGAAGGCCTTGATCTAATGGACATTCTATTTTTTGAACAAGGCCTTCTTCTGCCAAAGATAAATATTTAGATACTATTTGTATCTTCAACCTATCTCCTTACTACTTTGGAAATTGAGTTATCAATTTCTTAGCCTTACTTATAGAATTAGGCCAAGATGACCAATTCTTCCCGCCTTGAGTCATATAATACGTTATCTCTGCGTTTATGACTGGATCAAATAAAAGTACATTTGATCTCAATTCGAATTTCTCTTTACGATCTGTGCCAAGAGTTCCCAGCATATTGATCTGAAAAATTCCGTAGGAACTGTCTCCAGTATTCCTGTTGCCATTATATGCCATAGGGCGTCCGTTAGACTCCGCTTTAGCAATGGCCCACGCCATTTTAAGGGCGCTTCCTTCAAAACCTACATTCTCAAGTAGTTTTACCAACTCTTTGTCTGTAAGCATTTCTGAAGGCTTATATACAGTATTGCTGAATTTTTCCAGCGTTTCTCTTTTCAGTTTTGCTTCTGTCTTTTTGTCTTGAACTTCAACAATTTCTTGTCTGGCTTCAAGAGCTTCAGCTGGTGTAGAATTTATAACTGGCGAACCAGAATATAAGAACAATAAACCAACTGCTATTGCAACATAATGATGTAAAACATCACTAAGTTTTTCTTTATTCTCCATTGGCATTTCCTCCATTAGAGATAACGGACTATAATAATAACATTGTTTTATGAAGCATGTCAAGTTGGTTGACTAAGATATTATAGTTAACTAATAAAAGTATTTATATTTAATATAAAGATTTTTAAAAGTCTTCACATCTAAAATTATTTTTGGTAGAATTAACTTCTTAATCAAATTTATTAGCCAAAAGGCGGAAAAGGTGTATATATGTCTAAAATTATTGAAAACCCATATGAAAATTTTATAGCATTGTCTAGATATGCGAGATGGATTCCAGAAGAGAACCGCCGTGAAAAATGGGGAGAGACAGTAGATCGCTATTTTGCTTTTATGCTTGAGCACCTATCTAGTAATTACAATTATGTTCCAGAAGATGAACTAGTAGATGAATTAAAAAACGCTGTATACAATAGAAATGTCATGCCATCTATGAGAGCAATAATGACTGCAGGTGCTGCTCTTGATAGAGACCACGTTGCAGGATATAATTGTTCATTTATTCCAGTTGATTCTCCAAGGTCATTTGATGAAACAATGTACATATTGATGTGCGGTACTGGTGTTGGATTTTCTGTTGAATACAAATATGTTAATAAACTTCCATCAGTTCCAGAATCATTTGAAAAAACTAGTACTGTGATTATGGTTGAAGATTCAAAGACTGGATGGGCGAAAGCTTATCGTGAACTTCTTGCAATGCTTTGGGCTGGTCAGATTCCAGCAGTAGATGTTTCAAAACTTCGTCCAGCAGGAGCACGTCTTAAGACAATGGGTGGTCGCTCATCTGGACCACAGCCTCTTGTAAATCTTTTTGATTTTACAATTGCTAAATTTAAGGGTGCAGCAGGTCGCCAGTTGAAGCCTATTGAGGCTCACGATATAATGTGTAAGATTGGTGAAGTTGTAGTTGTTGGTGGAGTTCGTCGCTCTGCAATGATTTCTCTTTCAAATATTAACGATATTGAAATGGCTTCCGCAAAAGCTGGTAACTGGTGGGAAAACAATTCACAACGTGCACTCTCAAATAACTCAGTAGCATATTCTCGTAAGCCAGAAATGGAACAGTTTATTGCAGAATGGAAGAACCTGTATGACTCAAAATCAGGTGAGCGTGGCATATACAATGTTGCCGCTGCTCAAAAGCAGGCAGCAAGATGGGGACGTAGAGATCCAGAAATCCACTACGGAACTAACCCATGCTCAGAAATTATCCTTAGACCTTATCAGTTTTGTAATCTA